AATTTTACTTCTTTTGGAAATTCTGGAATGTTATCTTTAAGAATATTTTCTAGCTGTTTTTTCATTTGTTCAAAACTAAAATCTGTTCTTGAATAATATCCTTGACGTTTACCCTTTATCTTCCAATCTTTATAATTTTTAAAAATATCATTAAAGAAATGACCAACATAACCATGATCTACACTAAACCATTGAGATTCTTTAATCAAAAAATCATTTGCTGCTGAAGGATGGACATTGGTTAATTTACCTTCCATTAAAGCCGTAAACTCTGGTTTTAGAAAATCAGTATGGCCTGACCATCCTGTGGTCATAATGGGTTTGTTTGTTAAACTAAATTCAAGTAATGGACGACCAAACCCTTCACCTTTAGTTAAACTAACCATAGCTTTTACTTTAGGATGGTTATATAACTCATTCATTTCTTTATTACTAAACTCACCATGGAGTAAATAAATATTAGGAATAATATTCCCACCTACTGTATCTCGAATGATATTAATTTGGTTTTGGATTTTTCTTCTATCCATATAGGATGAAACTCCACTACTTGTTTTTAAAATCAAAGCAGGGGCATTTTTTTTATTTTTAAAAGTCTCATAAAATGCTTTAATAGTTAAACCAACATTCTTTCTATCTTCTCCAATATCTCCTTGCATCCAATGTCCTACAAATAAATAAGCAAATTTTTCAGGAATTGAATTAATACTTTCAAATAAATCAGTTGAAGTAATTTCTTCAACAGATATTGGTTTATAAACATCTAAATCAGCTCCTTCAATAAGAACTTCAACGGGGGTTTTAAGAACTAAATCTATTTCATTTCCTGTTCTTTGATCTTTAACTTTATATTTGCTATTTTCAAAAACTTTTTTAGAATGTTCTGAGGAAGTAAGAACTAAATTCATTCGATTACAACCTTCAATCCAAGAATGAACACAAGCTGTGGTTTCAATACCAGCAGTTAAACCAATATTATATTTTCCTACAGGTTGAAATTCATTTGGAACTGTAATTTGACACCAAATATCTGGTTTTGTAGGTATTTGGTTAATAATTAAATCATTTAGAAATCCCCATTCTTCTTTGTGATCTTCAATAAAACCAAAGGGAGTATTTCCCCATCTTTGGGGAAGGATCCTAACATTATATTTGTCTGATTCTACTACAGCCTTAACAAAATCTCTTGAACGAGCACCATAACCTGAATATGTGTCAATTGGACAACTTATAAAAAATGTATTTTTCATTAATAATGTAATTTATGTTTTAAAACTCTTGCATCAAAATCAGTATCCTTTAAAAATTCAAATTTTTCTCTTGGTTGCCAAGTATCAAACAATTCATCAATTCCCTCAATAATACGTTGAGACATTTGTTTTGATGTAAAACCTGCTTCTTTACTTACAGCCCAATTTTTACCTGCTTTCCCACGTTTTTTTCTTTCTTCTCCACCCATTTGATAAAGTTCCATAATACGTTCAGCCGCATCTTCTGGGTTGCATCTACTATCGTAAATGTATGGAGTTTGGGGGGAACCTACAATAGATAAATTGCTTGGGAAAACTGGGAGTGCCCATTCTCCACATTCTTTATAAGTATCCTTATGATTTGATGGGAAATTGGAATCAAACTCTATCCATTTTCCATTTTTATCTACAAATTTCATTTGATCCTGCATCCCACCAGTTACATTGGCTATAAAGGGAGTACCTGTTAATAAGGCTTCAGTAAGTGATAATCCCCACCCTTCAGCGGATGATAATAAAATTACACCATCAACACAATTGTATAACAGATTCATTTTTTCTGAGGGTAATTTATCAGTAGAAATTACAACATCAGTTCTTGGGTTATTACCAAATAGCATCTTAATTACTGCTGGGAGATCTGTTCCATGATCACTTACGGGTTCAGTATGAAGTACTAATTGGCATTTTTTAGCTTGTTCATCTGTTAATTTATCGGTAAATAATTTCCAAGCTAAAAGAGTATCTGGGATTGATTTGCGTCTAATATTTCTTGAATTAAATAGTAGAGTAAAATCTATATCTTTTCCGTTGGTGAGTTGCTTTTTAAATGTTTCAAGTTCTGTTGTTGGGATTTCGATTGGGTAAAAATTTTCATTATCTAAACCATGAGGAACATATTTAATAATTTTACTTTCAGCTTTATCCCCAAGCACAATTTTATTGATATTTACTGTTTGTTTAGAAATACCAAATAAAGCATCACATGCTTCATAATATTCTTTATTATACAAAGGAGCTGGGTATTCATCCCAAATATTTAAATATACAATAGGAATTTCCTTTCTAATTTCATTTTCCATTTGAAACAACCAAACAAAATATCTTGGATCTGTAATAAGAAAAATAGCATCTGGTTTTTCCATTTTAATAATTTGTCTTAACAAGTCTGGATTGCCATAACCATCAATAGGGTATAACATTACATAAGAATCATCAATCCCAGCTCTTTTATTTGTATCTTCTGAAATGTCTGCCCTTTTTCCCATTTCGGGATGTTTTATGGCTCCCGCCATTTGTACCCAATTATATCTGTGAGCAGTATTAATAACCATCTCACGTCCAATTTGAGCTACTCCCGAATGTACTCTAATGTCATCTGTAATTAGGAGTATACGTCGACGTTCTTCTTTAGGGATATAACCTTCTTTCATATATTTTTTATTTTTATTATAACTAAGATTTTCTAATCAGACAAGCTATTTTTTAATAAGATCATCAGCACTAAAAACATATTCTTTACCTTGGTAAGAAGTATTTAATGCTTTGTCGATTATTTCTTTTCTTTTTGATATAGGAGTTTTAGGTTGATAGAATGCTTGTTCAACATCAATATTCTTTTTGAATTCCACACTCCAAAAACTTTCATACCATTCATCACTACTAACAATAACACCTCTAATAGAACTAAAGATGTTTTTAAATACTTCTTTTCGATATTTAAATAAAATTCGTAAAATTAAAAATACTTTTTTCATAAATCTAAATTAGTTTGATTAACGATTTTTTTTCTAAAATCTTCATCAGTTAAAAATAAATAGATTGCTCTATCTGCTAGTTTTTGAAATGTAAATTTTCTTCTAACGCATTCTACTTTGAATTCTTCAAACAAGTCGTTTTGTATTTTTACGCTTGTTAATGTTAAATCTTTTTTAGACATAATTTTTAAATTAATTTAATATATTTGTCGATACGTATATGTTTCAAAAAGAAGCATTACATAATTCTGGATTGTTTTTAAATGGACAAAATCCACAATTCCATTTTGAAGCATTAGGTTCATGTTCTTTTTCTTTATAACCATCTTTATTAAATACTTCTTCTATAAATTCATTTAAAGCTTTTGTTGCTTTGTTAAGTTTCACTTTCCCTGATGCTGGTTTAAAAGTCTGAATTCTAGGAATTACAAAATCAGGATGATCATAAACTTTGCGTTTTACAATAAAGAACTCAATATCAATATTTTCTACTGGGATTCCAAATTGTTCTGAAAAGAATTTTTTGTAAAGAATTAATTGGAATTGTTTATCCTCATCTTTTTTAGTTTTATCATTCCACCCCTTAGTAGATGTTTTAATATCAATAATCTTAAATGTGTTAGTTGGTTCATGATACATCACCACATCCAAATAACCTTGATATATTACGTTACTATAGCGTTTATTAGGCGTTACAACAATAGGTACCTCACACCCCACCAAATACCATCCTCGTTTGCTAAAATACGAACTACGTTTTTTAGCGAATGTTCTTATAATTTCAACTCCATCATCAAAAAATTCTCTTAATTCTTCACTTGAACTGAAGTGTTGGTTTCCATTTTTCTTGTATTGGACTTTATATTCTTCTCGTAGAGCATTTTCAAACATTTCTACAAGATTTTCCCTATCAGCTGCTGCTGCACTTTGCTCATACATTACATCTAAATAATGTTGAAGTACTTCATGTAATGCAGTTCCAAATACTGTATGGATTGTAGAAGTAAATACTTTAATACCATCTTTATATTGAAGTGACCATTTTTTAGGACAACCTCTATACATAGAAAATTGAGAATAAGATACATTCTTTTGGTAAGCATAATTAATCTCAGGTGGTTGGTAAGCTCTTATTTCTTTTACAATTTGAGGTATTTTTTTCTTTTTAGCCAAAACTTATTTCCATTTTCCTCTAAGTACGAGCATAGCAATAATGCCATAATTAGAGATATCAATAAAACTATCAATCATCGCTTCACCTTGAACATAATTTTTACCATTACGTTTAAGCATATTTTTTAGACGATTGATTTTATCATTACAACGTAACCAAATTCCTGTAAGTGAAAGATCTCTGTCTTCTCTAGTAGATAAATCTGATCCTAAAGAGATGTTTGATAAACCATAATCCATCATTTTACCAGCAAACAATTCGTATTGTTCTTGTTGAATAGCTTTAAATTCTTTTGCTAGTTCAGGATAAGTTTTTTCAAAATCTTTAATTGTTTTTCCTAGACCTGTAGGGTTAGAGTGAATAGTATGATAAACTGCTGCTTCTTCTTCTTTTAGCATGTCATCAATTTTACTTGTGGTGCTTCCCATAACTAATTTATTAAATTTATAATACAACTTTTTTATCTAAATAATTTTCAATTGCTTCTAACCTGTCATCAGCATCAGCCAACATTGCAAGTGCTTCTTCAGCATTTTTATAAAAATCTTCTGTTGAATGATCTCCAATACCTGCAGGATTATTTTCTAATAATTCTAGAGTTAGAAGGGCTTTTGCTTTATCAGCTACAGCTGAAGTATAAAGCATATCTCTTAACTTACTCATAACTTTGCTTTTTTGATTAGGGCGTCTGCCTCTTTTTCTTGAATTCCCATATTCCAAAGAACACCTCTAACTCCATATTCCTGCAAAATATCGATATAATGATCAGCTTCACCTAAACCACACTGAAAATATTCAGCTATATATTCTGCTAATTCTTGATAATTTCTTTTGTTTTCATTCTTAATGTACTTAAGCCATAGTTTTTTCTTTGGGATCATCTCTCGGTAAATGGTATAAATTTGTTTTTTCTCTTGTGGATTTATCTTTTGAACATAGTTTACGATATCAATATAACCTATATACATCGATAAATATTTATGAACTAACCAACTATTCCATTTTTCCCACGATTCTTGTGAAAAATTTGCGGGATCTCTTTTAGAAACCATAATTTCATCTAGCCACCCAAAAATGTTTTTAATCTCTATATTTCCATTTGAAGCCATAAGCAGTTTTTTGTCTTCCTTTACAACAAGCACTAATGTTTGAATTTTTAAAGTTTAATTCAAGTTCAATATCTAAAATTTTATCCCATTCTTTAATTAAATTACCTTCTAAATCTATTTGAAGAACTGGTTTGTTTTTAGATGACCATTTATTTTTAACTTTATGACTGGAATATACTAATTCTTTAGTATAACTCCAAATGTAGCCTCCAGCTGTTAAAGTTTTTTGGGTAAGATTTGATTTAATACCTTTACCAAACATTTGTTCGGCTTCTACTATAGAGTTCCATTTTTTTATAAAATTACCATCTAAATCAAATTGAAATATTTCTTTAGAATTTTTCCCCATCGATGAAATTCTTATTTTTTCTTTAGTTTGAGATGAACGTTTACCTCCTTTTTTATCTTTTAGTTGTAAAAATAAAACGTCTTCCCAAGAAGTTATTTTTAAAATTTTTTGTTTATGTATAAATTCTTTATTATCTAATTCTTCTAAACTACATTCTTCTATTATTTCAAATATATGATTTTGATATCCATACTTAAATAATGAATTAAATAATTTAGGGCCTATACAACTTTTATCCATCATTTTATATTGATTAAATCTATTTTCAATATTAATAGATTGACCAATATAAATTTTACCTTTTGGGTTTGTAATTTTATATATCCCTACCATAGTATTTTATTTATACATATGGGGGG